CGCAAATATTTCTAAATGCGTCTTTATCAGTTATATTTTAGGATAAGTAATTCCTTTATCAACTATTTTATAGCCTATGTCTAATCTGTTTTTAAGTTGTTGCCACGTTAAATTAAATGCTTTTTGAAAATGAGGATAATCTTTAAAGTTTTTCCAATCTCCACCCCATTCATATCCTTTCGATTTAAAGTACGCTACAACAGTTTTAAAGTATTCCGAATTAATATCCCAATCAATTGATTCAAAAGTTCCGTTATTGTCTTTATCTCGCAATATAACGATATCAAATGCCAAACCATAATTATGGATTGATTGAAATGCTTTTGCGTTAGTTACTTTTGGTTTCTTTAGATATAAAGCATTTTGTTCAGCAGGACTTCTATAAACGTAAGCAAACCTCAATCTAACACCTTTAGGTAGTTTATTGTTGCACTCAATATAGAAATCACGCAATTCCTCACGAATAACTGGGTGTGCTGATTCTATTCTATCAATCGTTAGTTTGTCCATCTTCTATTGCTAAATGTGATAAACTCTTTGTTGTCGCTCCAATAGTCATAAGTATTCCACCCACTAATGGTAATGGTGTTACTATTGCTCCACCGATTATAGTTAGTGCTACACCAACTTTTCCAACTTTAACCCAAAAGTGTGGTCTTGGTTTTTTTATTCTTTCAATTAACTTCATATTATTTGTTTATTGTGTTAAAATTCTACCTATTTCATTTGTTCTTGATTTAAACTTATCATAGTCAAAATCTAATTTATTGTATTCTTTCACAAAGTCCAATCCTATGTAAGCCACGAATTGCCCATCTTTGAAATAAGGTGCTACCATAAGTGATTTAATACCTTGTTTTTTTAAAGATATTCTTGTTGATACTTCTTGCAATTCATCTATGTCAGAATAGATCATTTTATCTAACATTACTTCTTGTAGAAAAACAGGAAATAAACTAACTGGTAAATTTTGTAATCCTTGTGCTTCACAACTTATTCCATTTCCACACACCTCGAAAGCCATCGAAGTATGATTCCTATGTCGTCCATCGTAATAGATAATTGAGTTGCTAAATCTAAAGATGTATGCTCTGTCAGCCTTGTATTTAAGCATAAGGTCGTTAAGCATTTGTTGAATAAGCACATTGTTGTTAATGTCTTTTTTAACCTCGTCTTTGTTTATCCTTTCTGTTACTACATCAGTAATAAGAGATTTATACAAATAGGCAATAAATGCAAAGAACAATATTAGAACAATTAATACTCTTGTTTTTCTTAACTGCTCTAATATGTTTTTAAGTTCGTTCATAAGTCTTTGTTTTTGAAAACTAAATAAGTTTTATCAGTAAATAAAATCATTGTTTCTGAAGTACAACTATATACTTCAATTATTTGTTTTCCATTAAACTCTTGACCTTTAACAAATCTTTTTTTAGCCATTATATTTTGCCAAATTATTACGTACTTTATCAGTAAACGTACAAGTTACAGTCGCTAAATTACTAAATTCTTTGTAATCTACGCTTGGTGTATCATTAACAATTAACTCTGTGTCTTTGTAAAATTGTGAATGATTGAACTCATTATGATCTGACAACCAAATTCTATTTTCTGCAAGTAAATAAAAGTCAAGTAGTAATCCAGTATATTTATAATCTATAGGATCAGATGTCATTGTATAAGTAGCAATTCTTTCTCTTTGTACATTTTCAAATCTTCTATTTTCATAGATAAGATTGTCAATTTTCAAGTTTGGCGACATATTACCGAAGAAACCACCGAACCTCAATGTATCAATTAAGTGAGTACCTGTAAAGTCAATATCCTCAATAGAATAGTATTGGTTTACATCAACTTTTACTCGAATAGTATTTTGAGCATTTTCAGTAGTATATGACTGTAAATTATATTTACCCCAAATAGAGGATTCTGTAGTTCCATTAATAATTGTTGTGATTTTTAAATAGTAACATCCTATTCCATCTAATGCAAGTACATCTCTCCAAGGTATAGTAACATAATATCCTCTATCCTCTCTAAATATATGATTCTTACTTGGAACGTAAGTAGAAAGCGTGTCATTATCCTTAAACAGCTCGAATGTTACACTATCTGTTAGTTCAGGTAGTTTTACCCAAGCAGAAGTAATATCGTTCTTCCAAGACGTTGTATCAGTCGTGTGTGCTAATACAAGTATAGGATTACAACATTCCTTTTTAGCGTAAGTTTCTAAAGGTTCAGTTTTTCTTTTTTTACTTTTTAATAATCTAAAACATTTTTTAGTTCTATTGTATCTCGCTACTGACATATTATACTGGTATTTTTATTACTGAAACATTTAAATCGGCTATCCTCATATTTGAACTTGAAGTATTTCTAACAAAAACCTCAACGTAATCATTTGTTGTCATAGTTAAATGACAAGAGGTAGAGCTTGGGTATTCTTGATTGGCAACATCAGTTCTAACTGTCATTTCACTTTCTGATAATATAGTACCATTTTTAGCAATACCTATTGATATAACTTGCGAAACAGAACCTGACCTAACACTACAATTTACACTAACTTGAAAAGAATTTGAAAAAGCACCAGTATAAGTAAGTCTATTAGATGCGTGAGTAAACTTTGAATTTTCAGCACCTGCTGTTGTATTACCACCTGCTTTTACCCATACGTTTACATTTGGAGAGCCAATAGTTGTATCTGTAGTGTTGTTTATCATATACATAAAACCTCTTGTAGAAGTATTAGTAATGTTTACACAATTGACAAATAAAGCCTTATTAGAAGTGTGCGTAACTCCAGTTGTATAAGTACCACCACCCGAAAAGTTTACTGTGTCTAAAATGTATTTTTCATCTCCTATTGTAGCACTTGCATTTACATTAATAGCAGTTTCTCCACTTAAAGCAATAAAAGAAGAATAAATAACTCTAAATCTACGAGTGATGTTAGCACCTGATGCTATTGTTATTGCTGTTCCTGATGCCTTACAATCAAATAAAGAGTTGCTTATACCTATTGTTCCGATAGTTCCATCAAACGTTAAACCTTGTGCATTTAAGAAAGCACTATCTGTCATTACAAAGTTTGAGTAATTAGCAATTGTACCTACAGTATTACAATCAGTAAAGTTCACACCAAACCAATCTAAAGCAGTTGTTACACTATCCCCACTTAAATTTAAAGCAACATCTGCTTCAAGTGTAATATTTCTTATAGGTAAAGAGTATGAAGATGTAATCAAAGCAGTACCTGTTAAACCTGTTGACTTGATTCTACAGTTTTCAGATGAACCACCAAGTATTGTAGTATTAGCACCGCAAACTAATCTATCCCCTGTTAAATCTACTACGTTAGTAAAGTAATAAGTAACATTAGCACTTAAATTAATTACACCAGTTGATGGTGTTGGTAAATCAGATTTTTGGTTTACTAATATAAAATGATTATTTAGTTGGTTAAAAGAAAGTTGTTTATTCTTCCAAAGACCTGTAGATGATTCAAATTGTAAAACATCGTTGTTAACTTCAGAAGATACACTAACTCCGTGTAATTCGTTTAGTTCATACCCATTTTGTATATGTAGAATGATTCTCCCTGCTGTTGGGTGTGCGTATGCTACAAAACCTATAAATACAGCGTGAGCAGGTTCAGAAGGTACTACATTGGTTATTTCTCCTGCTGTTTCAGATAGCCACAAAGCATTTCCATCAGCAAAAGCAGAAGTATCTATATCGTGTATTGTTCCGTGAGTAATTACATATCCATCAGCATTGTTTGCAATTGATGTTCTTGTGATACCTATAGTTTTTGAACTTGATATTTCTAAACTTGCATCTGCTAATGTAATGTTCGGTTTTTGTCCTGTTGCACCACTTATGTAAACGACTTTAGTTTTCCCTATTGTAACACCTGTTGAGTTTTTACCTATAAATTCAAGTTTCTCTGAACTATCTACTACACCATCTCCATCGTAATCGTAAACTGCTTGTGTCATATCGCCACCTAAAGCACTTGGAGATACATTTTCCCATTGACCACTTGTAGCGTTATATTCTAATACTTGTCCGTTAGAAGGTGCTGAAATTGCTACATCGTTTAACTCTCCAATGCTTACTAATGGTAAACTAACTCTATTTCCTGTATTAGTATAAATGTAGTTCTCAAAGTACGCTTGTGAAATATAAGATTCATAACCTTCATCAACTATAGTAGAAAATGCTATGTCGTTGATTAACTTGTTGATACCTCTCATATACAAGTAATAAGAAGTAGATGTAGTAGTGTTTTTGCTTAATAAGATGTTTTCTACATTATCAGCAAAGAAAAGGTCTGTCTCATTTGTGTAAATGAGATAGTTACCTTTTACATATATTTTAACTGGACTTAATTCAGGCATAATTATCTTGGTATATTAAAAATTTAAAATATAAGTAATAATAGTGTAAATTTCGCTTTTCTCAGTTGCTCTAAAATGTTTTTTAATTCGTTCATTACATTTCTACAATTACAGGGTTATAATCAATTTCTGGAAGTGTTAATAGCCAACTATCACAACCTATTAATTGAGCTTGTGCTAACGTACATCCGTTTACTTCCTCATTTGAAATAAACCAATTACCTTGTGCGTCTAAAGTAGGATTAAAAATTTGATTTTCGTAACCCCAAACCTTGCCTATTAAAAGGTCTTTTTGTTCAATTGTTAATTTTCTAACTTTCATAATTAATAAGGGTATTGTTTACCGTTTCCACTATTATATAATTGTGATATCTCACTCGCTGTTAATTCTCTATTCCATACATTTGTACAGTCAACTAAAGCATTTGCATAAGCATAACCACTATTTACATTATTAAATGCATACACACCAATCATAGGAGGTGTAGTTGTATATATTCCACCAGTATATGCTGGGTTAAGTGTATTACTTCCTGTTAGTAGGGTTGTTGATTGTAAACTTCCGTTAACATAAAATTTAGGTGCTTCGCTTGATTTTTTTGTTACTGATAATAAATACCATTGATTTATACTCAAAGTAGAAGATTGCCAAATAGATGCATTTGTATTATTAAAAACACCTAATGTTAATTTACCGCTAATAACGCCAAAAGACACACCATAATTTTCATTTATAGCGTTACCGTTAGTTGCAGCTAATGTGTAGGATTCACTTGTGGCAAATGCTTTATAATATACCCATTGACTATATGAAAATTCTTGTAAATGAAGTGTGTTATTTTGTAATTGAATATATGAATTAGTGCCATTTAAATTAAAAGCTTGATTTATTTTACCATTTGTATATGTGGTACCACCATAAGG